ATCGCCACCACCGCGTCCTGCAGGTCGTTGATGTGTGCCGCCTCTACATCGTCAACGTTATCTACCTTGGTTGAGTAGCTATCGATTGAGGTCGGAAAGTTGGTGCTCATTAGTTAGTCTATCCTTTGCCCGATGCTGATATTGTCGATTTCCAAAACAGCTGTGGCATCACCGTCGACGCCACCCTTGATAAACCGTATTAAAGACAGCGTTTCACCCTCGTAACCGCTTAGATCGACTGTAGCCTGGGTGTAGTTGCCCTGCTCGATCGCTTCAAATGGCACAAAACCCACGAATACCTGGCCGCTTTCCGCCGTAATGAGCACCAGAAAAACAACGTTTTCATTGGTTGACCAGCTTTGGGTGTTCTGGTATCGATATTGATAGCTTAGATAATAATTTCGACCGAGCAGCAGGTCAGGCTCAATTGTTACATAATCCACATTCGCGTCATCCAGCTGAGCAATCAACCGCCCGATCGAACATGACCAATCGCCGGGATCAGGGTCAAACTCCCAACCATCAGGACAGCTATCAAAATCCCAGGTGACAACCTCGTCTATCTCGACATCAGCCCCGTAGGCAAAATACGGCTCGAGTTTCAGAGTGGTGCGGACCGCCTTTCCTGAAGACCAACTGTGCTCGATCTTGCCGATCCTGAATAGCCTATTGACCCAAATAGCCTCCGCCGTGAGGTGGATCAGATCGGCGTACAGGTCCAGGTCGAACTGAATATCAGGCCGATCCTCCAGCCGGATGGCCGGATAGGGCGTTGGAGTCCTCAACTCTTCGAGGAGAAACGCTGTCATAAGCTCCGCGTCCGCATTCTCCTGGGTCCAGGGCGAGTCGAGCCTGAACGTCCGTGTGTCGTAGATCGCTATGCTCTCCCCATCCTCTACGCCTATGATGTTGTCGTATTTCGAGTAAAGCGCGTCGCCGCCAATCTCCAGGTTGCGAAGGTAGCCGTCTGTGGCATCTGTATTCTGTACAATGACGGTGGCCCCATCACCACGCTCGCCGATTTGCTCAGTATGAGTCAAGGCGCTTCCGCCGTCCGGTGCATCTGTCAGCGTAACGCTGATATAAAGGTTCAGTGGAACCACCGCGTATGAGCCAAACTTGAACTCGACATCGGTAACCAGCGCAGTCTCAGCCGCTATGGGAATCGCGTCGTCATCATCGCCGCCAGTCTGAAACAGGACTTCAGGAGAGCCGAATATCTCAGCCTTGATCTGGTGAACCCCGATCTCGACTCTATTCCTGAGTGTCTCCCAGGGCTGTGGCACGGTGATGTCCCGCAAAATCTGGCTCTGGTCCAATGTGACGATCTTATCGTAGGTAAACGACCGGGCAAAGAACCGCGCCTGTCCATTCCGGTCATGCAGGAACGTACCGACCTCGGCATTCTCCAACTCTCGAACGGCCTCCATAGCGTCCCTGCGCCAGAACCAGGCCCACTTCAGCCCCTTATAGGTGCTATTGTTATAGTCATCGAGCAGGCTGTACACACGCGGCCACTCATCCGGCCAGCCAGCAGCCTCCAGGATGGTGTCTACCCACCGGCCAGTCGTCCACGTCGAACTCTGCTGACCGGCCTGGTGGTTCCTGAAACCAACCCTGACATTGCGGTCAGACAAAAACTGCTGGCCATCTACAACGTCGATCTTGACCATCCTTCGATTGCCGTCATTGTACGGCTGGATGTCCGCAATCCGGCCATACATCAGGGAGTAGTTCGTACCCGTTTCAGCATCCTTTACGGCCAGCCGGACCGATTTGCCCGGCGTCACGTTGGGGTAAAGGGACGAGTTGGGGTTGAACGGGTTATATCGCCCGTCGTCGTTGTCCAGGATAACGGTAGCCTGCCCGGCCTGGTATCGCTCAAAGCCGTGGCCTCCCGGCCTGACAAAATAGTCGCGGCCTCTGGACAGGTTAAACGAGGTCATTCTCGTGGCCTCGTTCTCCCCGGTGAAGTAGCCGTCCGCATCCCAGTCGACAATGAGCGTCCAGAGCAGCATGGACTCCGCACACGACGCGCCGTACTGCTTCTCACCATACTTGAACGTACCGTACCTCTGGACCCCAACCAGGATGACGTAGAGCATAAACAGCCCGGCGTCGTCGAGAGCCAGCGTGTCATCCGAATTGTTTATGGCTACGACGGTTCGACAGTCAGTCAGAACGCTCATGCAATCGTACCACAGGGAATGTACAGCAACCCGACGCCGGTTATCGAGATCCTGATGAAGTGGGTGACGGTCAACGTCTTGGCCCCGACTCCCTCGATTGGATTTCCGACCCCTACCGTTGCCGAAAACTCAATCATTTCCTCGGACAAGTCCTGCTGAGTGAGCTTCACCACCGGTAATGCCGCCGTGTCCAAAAGCGTAATATCGAGTGCGCCAAAAACATCCTCTTTTGCCAGTCCACTCCCGATGATCTGCCTCACATACTGATCTTCGAGAATGGACAAATCCATCTTGCGGGCCTCGGTGAAGGCGGCCTTGTCTACCACTATAGATGCAGCAGCGTCGAACGACGCCTGGTCGGTTAAGTCTGGAATTCGCTTGAATGACATACCCTAGCCCCCTACCGCTACGCCCGCCCGTCTCAGGCCACCTAGGATGAGCGGAATAAGTTTTTGATCTATCTCGATTTTGTCTGCCGTTGAAATTGTCGGCTGGTACTGAATAACGATCTGAATGCCATCGCCCCCACCTGAACCCCCTCCTGTCCGGGAGCCGCCCGATCCAACAGCGAAGGCCCTCGGCAGCACTCTATCTACCTGGTCACCGGCAGATGCAATTCCCCGCAGCCCAACCTCAAATGGAGTTGGACTCCCCGGAATCAACCAGTCCGGGATCGAGTTGACCGCATTTCTGATTGCGGCAGCCATGCGGTTAAAGGCCGAGATGGCAGAGTTAACCCCATCTCTGGCGCTGTTCATGGCGTGCCTCGCGATAACGCCGAAGTTGTTGGCAATGCCCTTTGCTATGTCCATCGCCTCTCGTACCCTCTCGACCCCCCCCGCTACACCTTGTGCCGTGATGGCCGTTACTTGTAGTGCGATGACCACAGCATCCAGTGTCAGCTTGAACACCTTCAGGATGGCATCGCCCGTAGTAACCTCTTCGGTGTTGACGCCGAATGCCTGAGCTACTCTAGTTACCGCGTCGTTGATGAGTAGTATGGCAGGCCCGACATTGGCTTGTAAATCAGCAGTAAACTGCTTAAAAATAGCTACCGCCTCTGGCATAATCTCCTTGGCGAGTGAAGCCGCATCCTTCAAAAACGGAGTAACCACAGGCAATAGTTCAACCCCCATTGCCGTAGCCGCTTCCGACAGTTCAGCCTTCAGCGCCCGGGTTTGGTTGGCCCAACTCCCCGCCGTTCGCTCCGCATCGCCCTGGGCGTCGGTGGTCCCTTTCATCAAGAGGTTGATGCGGGCCTGGACCTTGGCTTGCTCCAGCTGCGCCCCGGTCAGGGTGTCAGCCCCCATCGCCGCTAGTTCCGTTTTTAAGGTGTTCTCATTGATGATGACGCCAAACGCTAAAGCATTCTCGTGATTACCAATGAGAGTAGCCTGCAACCGCTGAAAAGCCTCCTCCGGGGCCATATTCTTGAACGACCCAAGGTCGACCGCCAACTGAGTCATTTGAACCGATAGGTCAGCGGCGGCAGTCTCGGTAAACCCCATCGGTTTCAGAGTATCGCCAAACTGCGCGGCGAATTCCATTAGCTCGAACTTGTTGCGCCCAACGGCGTTGCCAAAGTTGTCCAACTCTCTGGCAACTCGCCCGCCCGTCTCACTAAACACCACATCGAACATGCCCTGCATCTCTTCAGCGTCAGAGCCAAGAGAGACTAGCCCGGCCCCGGCACCCAACACAGCGCCGCCCAGGAGGCCCAGGCCTCCGGCAGCAAGACCGGCTGCTGCCTTGATCGGAGTCAGCTTGCTGGCAATGTTACCTAAGCCGCTCGCGGCGTTGCCGGCTTGGTCGACGATGATTTTAAGCGTTCGTGTCGTCATCTGATCTCAACATCTTGCATAATGGTTTGATACCGTAGCTCTCTCATCCTGGTCACCCACTTCAGCGGAGCCTCGTCCAACTCCCACGGCAGGACGTGATATTCCTTACATAACAACAAATCCCCCAGCCACTCAGGGGGATCGTAACTTTCTTCGGGCTGCCAGGTCGGATCATCGACTAGCCATTCGGCCTGAGAATCACCTGTTGGCTTGCCAGATTTAATTCGATCCAGCCATAGGGCTAAGCCGACTCGTTCGTTTTTTTTACCTCGGTTTCATCCTCGGCGTCCGGAGGCGTGGTGGCAGCATCGTCGCCCAGGCTGATGCCCTTCAAACCGAACTTGCGGCTGAACAGGTTGAATAGAGCAATAAACTGATCCAAAGAGAGCCGCACTAGGACTTCAGGCGTGAGATCGAGAGGCTCTCCGGTATCTGCATCGACAAAGTTCCAGTCTGTTAAAAGGCTAATTGTAAACTCCATCACGTTGTCGAGTGCGGCATCCTCATCATATTCGTCTTCTTTGCCCTCCTTAGGGACCAGATTGCCGTACATTTTCTTGGCTCGCTTATAGTCGCCATACCTAAGCGTTTTCCAGGTCACTTTGAACGCCCCCGGAGCTACCATTTCGTTTGACATCGCTGCTCTCCCTTACTTCTACAACGCCGCCAGGGCGCTGTTGATGATCAGGTTACCGGTGTTGCCACTCCCGTTCTGCCCTGAGTACTTGAGCTTGATAATGTTATTGCCGTCGCGGTCATCGAGTTCGCTCACATCCTCGATGAAATAGACGCCGTTGATCTGGAACTCGTAAGTCGAGGCGGCTACGCTGTCATTGGCGTAGATCTGCACAACAGACAGGTCCTCGGTCAGCATCTTGTCCATCTCGGCCTCGGTCACGGCGTGCTCAGCCTCGACCGTTACCTCCAGGCTGATTGCCCAGACATCGTTGCCGTAATCGTTCGGCGACAGACTCCCGGCGAACAGCTTTTGGTGGAATAAGTTTTCCAGCTTCCAGGTGAATGAGATGAGTTTGGGGAGAGGTGTAGTACCTAGACCGGCCCAGGCGTCATCAATAGACAAGGTGGTGTCCGCCATCTTGATAGTACGGGGCGCGGCGGTTGGAGATGGAGTTGCCGTATGGGCAGCCGGTTTAGTGGTCGCCCCGCCGACAGCAGGAACCTTGATGACCCACGCCTTGCCCGCCTCCCCGCTGATCTCCAGGCCCGTGGCAAAGACATCCACCCCCCGGACGATGTGGTTAGCGCCGTCGCCGTATTCCAAACTATAAACGGCAATCGTATCAACGGTTGCATCCGGAATGGCAAACGTCCATGTCGTGTCCGGGTCATTGAACACCGTCGCCCCGTCACCCAGGGCCATGCTGACCAGATACGGGGCATGGTCGTAGTACGCTGCCGGTAAGGACAGTTCACCGCCGCTCTTCACAGACCCAATATAATGCCGGGCCGGAGCGTAGCTGCCGATGTTCTCCTCGACCTTGATTTTCTCGGTCATCATCTTGTAGCTGCTCATCGCCCGGAGGGCAACGTCAACGTTCACCCCGGTCCCGAAATCGGCTTGTTTGCCGATATAGACTACTCTCTTTGCTTTGGAACTCATCTCAGATCTCCTATGAGGTTAAGGTCTCCTTGACCTGCAGCCGGTGTTGTTCGACCCGGTAAGGGACTCCGCTAAAACTACCGAACAGGCCATCCGACGCTTCTTCCAGCTCCATCTCATTCCAGTTGGCGTTGCCGACATTGGCCCGGATCACGTCCCTCACCACCTCATGCAGGTCGTCCAGGTCGTCTTCGTGGTCGGCGCTGTTACCGCGTTTGAGCAGCACGTCCAGGAAAAAATGGTGCAGGTCGTCGTTCATGTGGGCCGACATAAAGTTGTGGCGCGAATCATCGGTATAAATACACAGCACCTTGGACGCGCCCAGCAGATCCAGCGGCAGGTAACCCAGGACCAGGGTGAACGAACCCTCGGCCTGGAACAACGAAACCAGCTCCTGGCGAATGGCTTTACGGGTCATAACGGCGCCCACACCCCATCGGCAAAATCCTTCAGGTTGAAGGCCTCGATGGCCCGGGTCGCGAAGGCGTGCTCGCCGCCCCGCTCCTCCTCGTCGCCGGCATACGGGGCGTCGGCCCCGGCCACGTTGCCTTTGTGGTAAATCGTCGACTTGAGATACCCCGTATCGACGTGGACAAACTTCTTCATTAGGGCGTCCAACTCCGCGGTGATGATCTCCACGTCGCCGATGTTCTCGATGACCTTTTGCAGGTCCCGACCCAGTTTATCGAAGCCAATCGTCTTAACTGCCAAGCTGCTCCTCCAGAATCAAATGGTAGAAGGCATCCAGGCCGCCCTGGGCCGCCCACGGGCCGACAAAGCGGACCGCGTAGGTCGTGCCACCCGAGACCAGGTAATCCCCGGTCACAAAATCGGCGTACTTGGTGAAGGTCTCCCGGAGCAGAAACAGCTTCGAGATCGGGTAGTCGTCGGTCGGCGCCTTCGACGCCGGGTCAATCGGCATGCAGGCGATACCGGTCGCGACCTCGGACAGCGTGGCCGCCCCGGTCGGGTTGTTGAGGTGGTCGCACGTGTTGGTCAGGAAGCTGTCCATCAGTCCCCCAGCTCAAAATCCTCGGCCTGGTGGGTCAGCTTGCGCATGACGACACGTCCACTGCCCCCACCGCCGGCCAGCGCCTTGACCTGCCGGGCTCGCTGCGAAAAGTTTTCCTGGCGCGGCCCCACCTTGACATCCACCTCGACCGCGTAATCGCGCTGCAGCTGCTCGATCATCTCCTGCTCGATGGCGTCCAGGGCCGTATCGACCAGGTTGGCCTCCAGGTAACGCACGTCCGGCAGATCCGTCTCCGGATCAATCGCCCCCACCGCTCGCAGGCCCGCGTCGACCGCATAGGTGTAGTCACCCTCGGTCAGCGCTCCGGCCGGCGTCGTGCTCAGGCTGCGCGTGCTGGCCAGCCTGGCCAGCTTGGCGTTGACCCGCGTCGCCAGCTCGGCCCGCGTCAGCGGCACCCACCAGACCCAGACATCGTCGATCTTGATATCGCCGCTGCCCCGGTTGTTTTTTATCCGCAGGGTGTAGGTCGTACCCGGGGCCAGCCCGAATTCGTAGGTCTGCTCGGTCCAGGCGTCGGCCGTCACAGTGCCGGCGTTCTGGGTCAGCACCGTATTGCCGTCCCCGTCCACAACCCGCAGCGTCAGGTCCGAGGTGGCCAGGTTGTCGGTGTCGGGTTTGATGGCCAGGTGGACCGTCCAGGACCGGGCAGAGGGCGTTGTGAACTCCTGCTCCACATACCCGCCCGGGCCAAGGACAGCCATCCCGTAGTGCTCGTCGCCGTCACTGGCCGCGTAGCTGGCGTCTGAGGCCGTCCAGTTGTCCAGGTCGTGCCAAAAACCGCCGTTACTGAGCCGGTTTCGCTCCAATGGCCGCCTCCACGTCCTTTACCAGAATCCGGCCGCCGGCGCCGCTGCCCTTGACCGCAGCCAGGTCGAGGCCATGCTCGCTGGCCAGCTTGACCGCTTCGTCGGTCGCCTCCGGCGCACCGTCGCCGTCCGCGTCCGGAATGTCGGCCCCGATCTCCGGCTCCGGGGTCCAGGGCTCGCAGATCGGCGACTTATGCCGCTGCACCTTCTGCTCCACGTAGACCTCGATCTCAGGATCTTCGGCCAGCCGCCAGCCGGCTTGCCCTAACCGCCCCTTGGCGTGGTCCCGGTCGCACGAGTGGACCGCGCCGGCCGGGTTGACGATGTAGTAGACGCCGTTGACGCCCTGGTGCTTGCTCTTTACCTTTGCCATATTATGTCTCCTCTATAACGGTTACCTGCCGACGGCAGTAACCGTCACGGTCACCGGGTCGGTACTGCCATCGGCAACTTCCTGGGCTATGCGCATAAAGCGCCCAAACACGGGCAACCGGTCAATGTCGGTGGTGTCGGTCGAGGCGTTGGTCGCCAGCGCCGCGCCGGCGACCCAGTTCGAGTTGTCGTTGGAGTACTGCACTGTGATCGTGATGTTGTGCCCGGCGTTCTGGTCGATAACATGCTGGATATCGACCCAATCAAACCCCAGTAGATCAACACCGGTTGTATTGGTGTCCTCGGTGATCGCCGTCTCCGGCTGAAAACGGAAGAACCGGCCGCCGTCGGTGCTGACCAGGTTGGCCACCGGAGTGGGTGCAGCCGGGGGTGCGGCCTGGGCCGGCTGGCCGGCGATGGGCAGCAGGGCTAAGGCCATGAGCATCACTGCGACAACGGTCGCCAGAGCCATGCTGAACGCGGATTGTTTGGTGAGTTTCATAGTATCCTCCTATCGTAAAATGACCTTGATGGTCGGTGTTAGTGATTCATTGTTGGTTGGCGCAGCCACGACCCGGAAGTGAGTCCCCTCGACCGTCGTGCGCGTGTAGGTGTCGGTGTCCACATCGATGGCGGTGGCTAGCGCCGAGGCGCTGCTGTGGTTCAACCAGTTTGTCCCATCCGGCGAGACCTGTAAAGTAAACGTGGTCGTGTTCACCGCCGAGTCGTCAATGTCGATCAGCAGGTAAACCTCGGCCACAGTTGGCGGAGTGTCCACCCCCAGGGCCGACCAGCGGCTGCCGCCAAAGTTGGTCTCCTCGGTGATCGCGCTTGTATTGAGCGTGCTCGCCACGACCCGGACCGCTTCCGGCGCGGCCGCGGCGTTCCACTGGACCGGCAGCAGCAGGCCCAGCAGGGCCAGACTGAAAAACAGTGTAGCTAAGAGTTTCTGGCGCATGGGCACCTCCTTCAAAACTCAACGGTTGAACAGCGTCCAGGTGCGGGCGCTGTTCAACTCCTTTTAGATCTCGGCTGTTCGCAGGACCGTTGCATGGTTGTCGCGCAGCTCCGCGACCCCGTACAAAACATCGATGGTCACCTTGACCCCAAGTTTGTTGTGGTCATAACTGAGCGTGACCCGCAGCCCGATGCCATCCTCGTCCATCACGACCTGCACGACCCCACCGCCGGCCGGCGCCGGCGGCAGCGGCCGGGTGGCCAGGACCATCGCATTGCGGTGAAACAGCAGGTTCTTGGCCTCGCTGGCCGCAGTCGCAATCTTCTGGTCCAGGAACACGTCAAAACCCATGAACCGACCGGTAAACGCTCCGGCGGCCGCAGACCCCAGGCTCTCGGCGTAGTCCCGGTTGACGGCGCGCTCGATGCCCAGGAACTCGAAGTCGGCGTCTTCATGCAGCACAGTCGAGCGCATTCCCAGCGGCGCTTTAGCCGAATTCAACTGCCGGCGCCCCTCGCGGAAGTGCGCCTCGGTCAGCCCGGTCGTCGCATCGATCGATTGGCTGAAGCCGGAGTAAAGCGCGGCCAGGTCGCCGTCGATCTGCTCGACCATGACGCTCATGGCATCACCGGCGTATGCGGTGAGCCAATCGGCCCTGGCCAGGGCCTTGCCAAAGTCCTCGATGACGAATGACACTTCCTTGTGCTTGTTGAGTGTCACGCTGACTTTGGTCGCGGCGGGCGTTTGCAACGTGATGTCGCTGTTAGCGACCTTGTCGTTCACCGATAGCGACCCCGTGAACGGGACATCGATGGTCTGGCCGTGGGTTGCGATCTCGTTATCGAAGTCCCTGTTGACCAGCCGCGCCAGGACCGTGTTCGCCCGTAGATACCCCAGCGCCTCGGCCCCAATGATGGTGGCGATATTGACCGATAGTTCGGTCGAAGTGATGTTTGCCATGGTTACGTCTCCTCATTAACTGAATTTGGTTTGTTGGGGTTTGACCTCGGCCAGACTCTGGACCGCGCGATCCCCAAAGCTCCAAATTCGTTTTTTACGGGCAACGCCCCGGGGAGCTGATCGATTGCTTAACTACACCAGGTCGGTGACTGCCTTCCCCTTGGACGCCTTGCGGATCTCCTCCGGCGTCATCGTGCTAAAATCAAGCGGCTTGGCCCCCTGGCCCTTGCCGGCCGGTGGCACGCCTGGCCCTGTCGCCGGTTTCAGGAACTGGAGCAGCGTGTCGGCGTCCTTTTCCATATCCTCGGCAGTTTCGCCGGTCAGCCGGCCGGCCAGGTCGGCCGGGATGCCCTTCTTGGCCGCCACTTCGAGCCGGATCCGGGCCAGCTTCTCTGTCTTCAGCTCGACCTCCCGCTGCTTGGCCAGTTCTTCCCACTTGCCCTGCGCTTCGGCATCTTTGTCGGCGGCAGCCCTTTGATCGGCTTCCAACTTGGCCAACCGGTCGTTGGCTGTCTTTAGCGCATCATTGACCTCCTTGAAACGGTCGTAAGGCACCGGGCCGGGTGGGTCGCTCGCCGGCGGTGTGGCCGGTGGAGGTGTCGCCGGCGGGTCCGCTTTGGGCGGATCAACCTTGGGCGGGTCGGCGCTACCACCGCCATCGCCTTGCCACAAAATGCGTGGGCCAAATAGATTAAATAACATATCGTCTCTCCTTCGTTTTTTACGGGCAACGCCCCGGTTATCGTCTCCTGCTGGTCGCGTGGGCCGGGTGGATCTCCACCCGCCGTCCCGTCTCCTGCCGGGCCTTGATTTCGGCCCGGGCGGCATCCCTCATCTCGCCGGTGGTCGGACCCACTTCCTCAAAATGCTCCAGCCACAACGCCTCGGACGTGCGACAGAAGTCGTGAAACGGTGGGTGCAGCTTTTCGTCGCTGAAGCGCGGCGTCCCGGTCAGCACAAACGGCTCGTCGAGCAACTGGATCTGGGCATGAGCCTGCAGACAACAGTCCGTCGTTCGCTCGTCGATGGCCGCGATCACCTGGTTTCGCCACTGCTGCCCGGCCTGGCTCTGGCCGGTGGCGTAGTAGACGCCCGTCGTCGTCACCGCCGTCGACCACATATCCAGGATGGTGTTCGCCGCCAGCAAATTCATCCCATGCCGCCACACGCTGGCCCGGTCCCGGACCTGCTCGGCGAACAGCCGCTCGACGATGACTGACTCTGGTTCGTCCCTGAGCCTGGCCAGCTCGGCCAGCAGCCTGGCCTGCGCCACGTCGACCCAACCGGTGGCGTTGTCGATAAACCCGGTCGCGACCGCCTGCCGCTCGGCCAGCGAGGCCGCCTCGACCCCGGCAAACGGTGGCGTGCCCGGATCAAACCGCTGCAGCAGCTCGAACTGTGTCTCGGCCAGGGTTCCGGCCACCTCGCCCAGGGCCTGGCTGTGCTCCCGGGCCACCTGGGTCAGCTGCGGTCGCAGCGCGTCCAGCTCGGCCCGGATCGCTGCCGGCAGCCCCGGATCACGTGCACCGGCGCCGGTCAACCGGTCGACCAGGACCAGCCTGGCCGCCTGCACCGGCTTCTGGGCCGCGTCCAGATAGCGGCCCTCCAGGCGGATCATGTCCCGGTTGAACGTCTCGGCTGGTCGTAGGTCAGGCATCGCTCATGTTCCTACCCGTCATCATCGTCGTCCGGATCACCGCCCTGGCTGGGCTCAGGCGGCCGCTTCGGCGGTTGTCCCTCCTGGATCTGCATGCTCCGCTCGCGCTCCAGCGCCAGCGCTTGCAGTTCCAACTGCATCGCCGTCTCCGGGTCAAGCGGCAGCACCGGCCTTTCCTTGTCGAACGCCAGGGCCTCGTCGTCCAGGACCCCCAGTTCGGCCAGGCCCGTCATCGTCCTGGCGGCTCGCCCCGCCATCCGCAGGGCGTCGGCCAGGCCGTGGTCGTAATTGGGCCGGCAGCGCCTGACCTTCAGCACCAGCTCAAGGAGCTGCAGCTCAAGCGTCGCCGTCGCAATCTGGTCCTTTTTGCGCAGCTCGTCAAAGGCCATCTCCGGCAGCGCGCCATGGACCTGGTCCCTGATCTCACGCACGAAGTCCAGAATGCCGGGGATATCCACGCTGGGCAATACCGCCTTGACGTCTGCACCTGTTGGTAAAAACCAAATATTGTCGCCGGATTTGACCAGGTCGCTCGGCTCGGCCCCAACCACCGCCCACTGTGGCTCCGCATTTTTGCCGATGATATCGGCCAGGTAGGAGGCCAGTTGGTTGACCTCGTCGAGCAGCGGGATGGCCTTCTGATAGGTCGACTCGCCCCACATCTCGCCGGTCTTGATGTGTTCGATCTCGACGAAAGGCACAAAGAGCAGCTCGTTCTTGTACTCAGGCTGCCTGCCGCCAAACTCCTGCGCCAGGCCATCCTTGAAGGTGCGCACGGCCTCGACTGTGACGACCTCGGCGTATTCATACTCCTTGCCCGCAGCGTCCAGCCGGATCTCGACGTAGATACCCACCTGGGGCGTGTCGTCGTAGTCGCCGGCCTCGATGAGCAAAAAGCAGGTGGGCTTGACTGGCCTCACGATCACCCGGCCCGCATCCCTCAGATCGCTGATTTTTAGCCCACTGACCCCGTACTGGGCGCCGAAGTGGACGTACAGGACCCCATCGCGATCCCAGTCGGACCAGTCCAGCACCCGGTTGATTGCTGGCTGCCAGGCCGCGTTGAACGGCTGCTCGGTCGAGCCGTCGGGCAGCGCCCAGCCGCCGGGCACGATGCCGGCGTCGACGTCGACCGCCCTGGCCAGGGGCAAATACAGCGGTTTGATGCCCTTGTAGAGCCGTGGCCAGAGCCAGCCCACCTGCTCCCGGACCGCCTTGTAGATCGATCCGTCGTAATATTTGCGCCGGCGATCCAGCTCCTTCAGCCGCGCTTGCCAGCGGCCCTTGAAGGGTTTGAACTCGTCGGTGTCAAAAATGCTCTTGCGCTGCCTACTCTGTGTCGCCATAGTCGTCCAGTAGTCGCTCGATCTCCTCGTCAGTCCGGGCCGGCGCCGGCGCTGGCCCCAGTTGAGGCGCTTGGCCGTAGAAGTCGACCCGTCCGCTCTTCATCTGGCGACCTCCCTTGACAAACCCAAACTTGTCGACCAGGCCATACGCGATAGCCTTCATCGCGTGGTTGTTCTTGTCGACCGGCTTATCGTCGGTCGGGTTGCCGTCCCGGTCGGTCGGTTTTCTATACTGGCCATACTCGGCCAGGGTGTGCTTGCACCGGTCCGGGTCGTGAAACAGGCGTGGCCCGCCCAGGCCGTTCAGAAACGTCTTGTGCCGGTCGATCCCATCCAGGACGCCGACTGCCTGGCTGCGCGGCCTCAGCCCGGTCAGGCTGGCCCAGATCTCCTCGGCGCTCTTCTGCGCGTGATGCTGCCGGACCGCCTTGTCAGCCACAATCCGCTCGACCTTGGGCCACCACTCGCGCTGCTGGGCGATCCTGATCACCTGCTCGTGCGTGTGAAAATTGACATAAATTTCGTCAATGTGCCACACTTCCCCGCCGTGAAACTGCACCGCCAGCACCGCGTATGTAGATGGATCGTAGCCCGGATCGACCCAGATTGTGACCGGCAGGCTAGTGTCAAATGGGCAGGGCCTGGCGTTTCGACTCCAGCTAAACTCCCTGGCAAAGACCAGGGCTCGGCTGGCCACCTTCTCCGCCGCGACCGTCCGCTTGAACTCGTCCTCGGGTAGGATCGCCTCGAGCCGCTTGATCTCCGGGTCGTCCCGGCCCAGCGGGTACAGGACCCGGTTGGTCCAGGCCGGCAGGCTATAGGTCTCGCCGTTCCAGGCGTTCCCCCTGGCGCTCAGCTCATCGACCGTGCCGGCATACCAACCAAAATTGTCCTTGAGCGTTCCGGCCAGGACCACCCGGCCTCGCACTCGTGTCACCCTGCGGGCCGCCGCCAGCAGCACGCTGTAGCTGTCAATGATGCCGGCTTCGGTCAGGCAGATAATGTCAGGCTGCTCGCCCCGGGCGATGATGCTCGACGCGCCCCGGTCCACGCTCAGCGTGGTCACCCGGCAGCCGGTCCGTGTCTCTAACGACCACGACCCCTGCTTCGGCTGGCTCACCCGCCTGGCGTCCAGCGCCCCCAGCCGGGTCAGGTTCTCGACCAGGTAGTTGAACTCAGGGTGCGTGTTGTCATACGTCTGGCCGACCAGGTAAACCAGCTTCGACCAGGGCACACAGGCCGTGATCTCAGCCGCCGAAACGTGCGATTTGCCGGCCCCCTCCGCCCCGACCAGCTGCAGAACGGTGGCCTGGCTGTTATGTATCCGGGCCTGGCTCGGGTTGGGATCGTGGCCCATCAACCGGAACGTCTTCCACTTCTGAGCCCGGTTTGGCCATCGACTCATTGTTTACCCCGATCAAAACGTTCAACCACAGCTTCAACCTGTCCTGCCCTGCGCCCTCGGGGGGTGCCTTCTGGGCCAGGAACTTCAGGGCTGACTGCGCGTCGTACAGCTCGATATCGAGCGTGTCATTGCCGACCAGGTCCTTGCCGACCTTCAGCCGCTTGACCAGGTGCAGCTTGTTCAGCGCCGCGTCTTTTTGCAGGTTGATAGTGACCCTGCCCGACAGGCTGATGTCCACGAAATCGGCCATGGTGCCTCGGGCCTGGTCCGACAGGCGCATCAATGCCTCGTCTGCCGACATCGTCAGCTCACCGAGGTGGTCTTCGATCTCCTGGGCAAACTTCTTTCTCTTTGCCGGACCGATCTTGTTCGGCCACTTGTAATTGGCTCGCCTGGCCGCCTCAGTCGAATTCCAACATTGGTAATACTCGGCGAGCCAGACCCGCTCTTGTTGGCTTGACATACCTATTTTTACCTAGCCCCTGAGGGCCGACTGTCCGCCCGGCGGACAGGGTTTAGGCGCTCGCCTCGGCATCTACCCGTGACCGTTGCCACCTTGCCACAGATCCTCATGGACCATGGTCCATACCCGAGCCGTCCCGGCCCAGCCGGCCATGGCCAACCGCGCTAGGGTATGCCTGATCCGTCGCGTCCGCTCGCGCGGCAGGATGATCAGGATGAACATGACTACATTTAGGAATGTGTTCGCAATGGCGAACGCGACCAGCAGCCGCCTGAGAAAGCAACTCATTTTTCGCCCCTGGGCTGCTCGCGCAGCAGCCCGTAATAATTCGCCGCGATCTTATCGATAGCCTCCTCAAATGCCTCGACCTGCACTTTGGAGTACGCCTGGAACATCTCCTGGCTCGACGCCTGCATTAACTTGAGCAGCTCGACCTGAGACAGACGCTGCTCCTGCAGCATCATCTCCAGCGCCTTCTGCGCGTCCACTCGCTCCTGCCGCAGCATGTCGCGCCATTTATCCTGCTCGATCAAATGGTACCGCGTCATCACGACGAATGTCCCGATGAACAGCAGCACAATTGGATACTGCGCCCAGGCCGTGTCCGGAATAACATCAAACTGAATCAGGCCCAGGTATAGCACGGGCAGGATGGTCACCATGCGGACCGGCCAGTGAACCAGGTCAGACACTGCCCTATCCAGGCTCGTCGGGCAGTACGTCAACCTCGATGTAGCCTTGCCCCTCGCCAGGCTCCGGGAAAGGCTCCGGTGTGAGATAGCCGACCACAAAGGCGAAGATGGTCGCCAGCGCCGCCGAAACGTCGCCGGGGATCTCAATCCCGCCATAGGTTTGAATAACCCAAACCACGATGGTCGCCAGCGCCCCACCTAATGCAGCCGCTAAAACTTTTGCTTTGGGTAGCATGTGATTGCTCCTTATTTGAGTGGTCTAACATACAGACTGATCACCAATGTTCGCTGAGCCTGTTCGTCCAGCGCCTTATATTGCTTCTGGGTGATAAGCTTGCCCTGTAAAAAAGCCTCAACAAGTTTGTTGGGCACCGATTCCTTGATCTGGATGATCTGTTTAGCCAGGTCTGGTAACAAACTCCTGACCGACTCCGGAGAGATGGTCGCCCGCTCAGATGTGGAAATAGAAACCCGTCCCTTGCCTGGCACCACGACCTCTTTCCACTTCAGAGCCACCATGTCGCTCTTGATCTGCTTCTCCAGCGCCGCGTACCGCTCGGCCACCACCTGGATGGTCAGCAGCTCCTCGACCATTTGTTTGAGCCTGGCTACAGTTGGTTTTTGTGTGGCCATACATACCTTTTCCTGGGAAAACTCAAATTTCACCCACCGCCGCCCGGAGCTTGGCCGTGCTGCAGTGCAGGTAAATACTGGTCGTTTCAATCGAGTCGTGGCCAAGCAGGTCGCGGATCGTTTCGAGGTCCACCTTCGCCTCTAGCAAGGCCACGGCAAACGTGTGTCTCAGCGCGTGCGGGTGTAGGTCCTTTCGCAGCCTGGCTCTCAGGCCCAGAGACTTGATCAGCGACCGCAGCCGGCGGTTGCTAAGACGCCGATCGCGGCTGCTAAGAAAGACCGCTCCCACACTGCGTCCGTCGAGATGCGCTTCCAGGGCCGCCGCCGCCTCGGTGTGGAGCGGCACCAGAACGGTCGCCCCTTCGAAGCTGAGGTCACCGACGTCGAGCATTCGCAGCTCATTGCAACGCAAGCCAGCGTAGCAAAACAGGCTGACAACCGCCCGGTCCCTTGCGGACATATCCAGGCCCAACAGCCGCTTGCGTTCGGCTTCGGTCAGCCAGGTCGGTAACCGTCTTGCCATTCAAATCTCTCCCCTCTCCCATCCTGGGAGAGGGGCCGGGGGTGAGGGCCTCATGGCCGCAAATGCGGATTTGCGGCCATGTTCCTCCGTTCGCACTTGCGAACAACGACCAGCCAAAAAACGACCAGGAAAATATTGAACACGGTGCTGAGACTCGCGTCCCCGCTCACCGCGTCACCTCACTGAACCGCTTCGCCCCGACCTGCCTTGCCAGCTCCTGGCCAACCTCGACAATGCCGCCGTCACCGTGTTTCTTCCGAAACTCGGTCGTATTCTCCTCGGCCAGCCAGGCTTCGCCGCTGACCTGGTCCATCCAGATCAGTCGAAAGTGCTTGGGCCCCGGCCGGCGAAACTTCTCGATCCCCAGGACCAGCCCCTTCGCCGGCATCGGCTCGCCATCCGGGCCGACGACCATCGGTTCCTGGTCCTCGGCTTCCT